ACTCGGTCATGGATCTGGGCAGCATACATCTCATACTCGTCTCTCTCTTCATGATTTCTCATATTGAGGGAGAATTGCGCGATGAGTTGGGGCAACAATTCGGTTGAGGGTCTGTGCGCTAGGAATCTAAATAAGAGTTTGTCGGGATTGACTGGGTACGCTAGATGCGTTCCATCAAATATGTGTGAACAAAACTCATATCTATCATCTTCGATTACATCGTAACTATTACCTTTAATAGTATGTCCTAGTTCTCGGTACTTTGCGGGTGCGTTCTCCACGAAAGTTTCTATTGAATCATCTCCCATCGAAATGGCCGCTTGTGAGCCGACCAAGGCAGATACGAGGACTCGCATTCTGCTGTTTGTAGAGGAGGTGTTGTATGAACCACTTTTCTGGAGGCTTGGACGCACCTGTGCGTAGAACAAGCCACTACTCGTTACAAAGACAGATCTCGCAAGACACATGGTGCGTCGTATGACTGCGCGCTCGTAAAGAGGTCCGTGGTCCGTTGCCCACAAACGCATTACTGCATCTGCTAGCAACTCCCATCCAGCGACCGACCAGTCCCATCCTGAAACATCAGCACTAGCGGGGCTAGGGATGTGCAACATGTTATCATACAACAGTTCTAGTGAGGCATCGTTAGACAGACCCATTCCTGGCTTGCTCGGGATAGAGGCATATCTCTCGATCTCACGGTTGTTAAGCCGTGAGTGTAGGATTCTCTCTATCACTTGGTCTACCAAGGATACGCTGCTAATGATTCGGAACCTGTCGTTATCAAACTTTTCTAGGGTGTGTGGCTCTTTCTTTATGAAGACTCTGATAGGATCACAATAGTTTCCAGCAACTAGATTAGAAGCTGACAAGGAAAAGAATTCCTCGTCGCTAACCGCAATTAGTCGTTTGATTCTATCTACGACCTTTCGGGCTATTAACTCCCTCTCCAGTCTTAGTAGACTATCGTTGGTGGTATACCTAACACAATATGGATAACCAGGACTAGCTTTGGGCAAGACCACGTTATCTAAGAAGTATAGAGTGCGTTGGTATAATTGATCCTCCTCAAAATCTGTGTCTTTAAAGGAGACCCGGCCTCGCATCGAGTACCGGTTTTCCACCTGCGCCATTATCTCGCTCAGATTCGCCGGTGGAGGAACGAATCTGTAGCGGCTTGCCTGGTACCATAGAGAACTCAGTTCAGCTTCACCTCCGCGGGGAGGGAGCTTAAACTGGCTGAGTCCTGGGAAATATCCTTCGTCGACTGCGAAGTCGAGGGCTGGATACCTTGTTGGCTCTTCTTCTGCTTTGAATTTCTCTGTTTGCCCGACTGCCTCAAAACCGGCGATTTCTCGAGGGTTCTCTCCGATTCCTTCGATGGTTGGATATCCGTAGAAGTGGTCGGCGGGCAGGGGTTGGTTACTGAGTTCTTGCTGGAAGTGGCTGAGGTACTTAAGCAGGATGCCTGGGTCCCGAGGAGGGTCTTTTCCTCGGTCTCTTTTAAATTGCACGAGACAATGTGATAACCGTTAGAGGCATCGGGGTCACTAGTTGGGTGGTCAAGGAGTCGTTGGGTCTGCGGTTCTGTGCTACTTTCAAAGTTATACTCTTCATTCTCTTCTTCATCCACGATGTCAGCCCAACTGCGGTTGGGTCCTTTGTATTCTAGGTAGTCTGACAAGAATGCTGACCTTTCATCACGTTTTATAAGTACTTGGGCAGTTTGAACTCGGTCATTCTTGTAGTAGTGCAAGCTTGCAAGCTTGTAATCTTCCTCAAATGGCTGAGAATCATTTTCTGTATAAATGCGATGGGTGTCTGCATGGTCATCGTCACTAGCTTCTTTAATTCTCTCGTTATACAGTAAACTATACAACTTGAGAACTATGTGGATAGGCAGGCAGTCGTTTTCGAGTTGATTATGCCTAGCTCCGGTATGTATAGCCACTGCTCGTCCTTGTGGATCGACGAGAGGAGCGCCTGAATAGCCGGGGTAGGTTGTAATGCGGTGAGTAATCGAGTAACCAGCTGATGAAACAATTTGACCTGAAGAACGATAAATTTTTCCGTCCATCATTACTGTAACGGTAGCAGTTTTCGGAATTACTTTTCGGAGCGAGATCTTGGAGACACCTAAGGTGCTCCATATTCTCGATGGAATCTCGTACACGGCAAAATCGTACTCCTTGCTATACATTAAGAGATTCTTGAGGAAGCTCTCATCATTCTTAGTCATCTTGTTTGGGGTTGCGAGGGTGAAGTGGTGCTTGGTTTCTTGTGTTACATGATAGGCTGTGACGAGACAATCGCGTGTTCCGAGTGTGGCTCGGAATCCGTGACCGCGAAGGGTACCGCTACTATAGATCGACACTAGATGCTTAGGGGCTTCGCTCAAAATTTCCCGCTGGGAAGAAGGGATAGCTCTCTCCTTG